GCAATAACTAAAAAACAATTTAGCCCGCCGCTCTCACAAAATCCATAATAAACGCTCTGGCCTACAATTCAATATACTTCAGAAATAGTTGCACTTAATTAATAACACAAAACTAGACTTTCTTACCTCTTATTCGTAGAACAAATGATCGACACAAGACTTTATTCAATAAACAAACAAATCGTTAATTCTTTATCCATAACTGGGTGGTATTGGATTAGAGTTACCACACACTCTTTTTCACATCAGTCCCGTGAAATAGGACCTACAAGTTATACTCATGTAGCGAGTCTTCCATCACTTAACTCATGATGGGTACGGTCGCAAATCTCATTCCTCCAAGAACAACATTAGACAAAACTGTCGTAGTTGAGTTCTTAATAGGCATAAAGACGCAACGACCGGGTGGTCGAAATATTCCTAAACGTCCATCGTCTCCTAATGCTTCATAGATATAAAAGTCGAAAGATGTAGTCTTCTGAACCGAAACAAATCCGCACGTCCCATAACGCCTCGAGACCTCATCACTAGCCCCAAAATTAATATAATTATTAGATAAGAAATTAAAATGGGTGTTGAAGGGAATCGAAACATTAACCTGTGACTGGTATGGTAATTTCGCCGCTACTTCCGTTGGTAAAGGAGCAAGGCTAGTCCAAGTATTATAACGATTAGGTGCAAATTGCGCAGATATTCCACTGACTTCTGGAATTAATCCATCAACAGTGTTAGCACTCTGATCCGAAACTAATGTTGGGGTGTAATACACCTGCATCGTTTCATCATTGGCACAAACTAATCGAAAACTCATATGACCCGCCCAAGCAGCAAAGTACTTAGCCATTCTCATTCTGGGTTCAACTGGTATAATGATCTGAACTGCATTGTTATCACTTGGTGTCCCTTCAGTCACTCTACTTATTACTAAGTTGAGTGGTTTCCATGATCTCCTTGTGAAACGACGAGCCAAATCATGGACATCATCAATCAGATATTCGAATTTATGTCCAATGTCCAGCCTACACATTTTTCCTGGTTGTAAAACAGTCTCGGTATTTCCTACTGTAACACTATTACTCTCTGACTCTTCCTCTATAGATGTACCCTGAATTTCTTCTATGGGTCCTTGAGCTACAAAGGTACCGCCAGTTGTTATGGCGTTAGTAGCTTGAGATCGTAAATTAGCTACGGTGTCAAATCCGGTAACTACAGTGGCGACAGGCCTCGCTTCATAAAGCTTAGGTTTTAAAAACCTAACTGCAACCATAACCTCACATATATCAACCACCACGGCGTTGTTAGCTTGTAATCTATTAGCAACCGTCAACATCAATGTTCCAAGGGAATAATTTTGAACTAGGTCAGTGGAAGCTCCACCTTCATAAGTTCTCAGAAATTCCGTTCCTGCACTAAAAGGTACTACTACCTTTTGAGTCATGTTCTCAGCACTAAACTCAATAGAACTAGAAATGTAAACATTTCTATCAGCAGGAAGCATCGACGGCGCTCCATACGCCACAGACACTATTGCTCTAGCAGATTGATATTGTGTCTTCACCATCATAAACTCAAATTCTATGTCGGCTCTCCAAAACAAAAACTCATTTAAGAAAGCCACATTCCAGGGAATCTCCGCTCCATAAGCAGCCCCAAGAATTGAATTTAACTCTACTTCGTATAACGAAGCTCCTTCAGCATCATCAGTATTCCAAAAAAATGAATTCACAAACGCCTGCTTACCTAACATATATGCAACTTTCGATTCTTGCGCATCAAAAGCTCCCATATGTTCTCTGTGCATCTGTTCTGGATGCAATTGCATTGCTAAGCAACCCATAACTCCATTGGATTTGCTCATCCCAGATAATTGAGAATACACAGGTATGCCCCCCGAAGCCATCGGCGGGTTATCCATAGGTATTGTAGCGTCCACTTTCGCATCTACCTTTGTCGTATCTGTCTGATTGGTGGTCGGTGTCGTCTGGATTGGTATGTTTCCAACAGTATGATCAATAGTATAATTCGTCGTTGTTGATGACGAGTTACCTTGAGCAATAAACTCTGGACCCTTGGTCTCTCTACTAAAAAAAGCTAACTTATCGTCGCTTATTTTAAAAAACTCATCGGCTCGCACAGTATGTTGGATTTCAGTACCATCCAAATATGTTGCAACTGGTATTGGTCGTGGGATTGTAAACTTCGCCATGGGAAATCTAGTATAAACAGTTATGGTAACTGGTTGTGTTGTGGGATTGGCTAACGCCGATATCACCTGCAACACTACCGTACCAAACTGTTCAGTTCCTAGAGAACCCGCGAATGTATTCATCGCTGATCTAAAGAACTGATAATCAATTCTTAATACTCCTGTCGTCTGTTTGTTCGGTTGTAATAACACGTGCTTATAAGAAATTGCATTCTTAAAACTTGGTAACCTTTGCACTCCTGAAATCTTCACCAAAGGAACAAAATAAGCACAGATCAATCCTTGGCAAAAAGGATTTCCATTCACCTGGAACATTATTTCTAAGTCCGTCGTGAAGAAAATATGCCGTTGGAATGGCATATTCTGCAAGTTATTTTGATTTCCCAAAGCTAGGATATCAAAAGGCACGTTGTCATACAACAAAATCGATTGACCCTGGTTCTGTCCGGGGTTCCACTCTCTAAAGTCCCTAATCATAAATCCATGTGTTCCAGTCTCCAGTGTGTGTTGATGTTGGTTGATAGCCTTCTTAGCTAAACCTGATAAATCAGGATCAGCCGCCGGTGCAGATTCTACAGAATTCTCCGCTACCGCCGAAAAGATCTTATCCCCTGGTAACAAACTTCCTTGTTGGCTAGGTATATCGCCTATGCCGGGACCCTGTGCGTGCCAAGTGTTAAAAGATTTTCCACTTTGCGCCGTACGTCCTGCCACTATCGCTGACAGCTCACCATACGAGATGGTAAAATGATTACCAATAGCTCTATCTCCAAGAGCTCGTCGAACATCCGATCGATAGAATTCAAAGAATTCCCGATCCCATTGAGAAGCGCATTCAATCATCTGTTGACAACTCTGCTCTAAACTCAAATTATCATCTCGTGTCCATTGTACTGATTCATAAAGGGTATCTTTATCCATAGCTCCGGTCCATAATCCATTTAAAATACGAGGTCTCGCTCCTAAAAACTTAATCTCTCCAAATTTCTTAAAATCAGCAGTTATCTCTTTTCCTTTCTCTGCTGCCGTGTATTCCTGTCCTATCTCTCTCATTGCATCTCTTATCCTTAAAGGATTAAAATCAAGTCCTTCAGCCACACATAACACATGGTCATCACCCAGGAAAACGCTCTTAATTTTCTCGTCATAAATTTCCAATGGAAACATCTTAGCAAAGATGTATCTAAA